GTTGTGCATGACTATCAACGACACGTCCTTTAAATACTCCCGCAGGTTGTCGGCTACTTTCCATTTACGTACTTCTCCAGTGTCAATGTTCTTTGTTACGACCAAGTGTATCTTGTCGTGTGCGAGGTTTGTTTCGATGTCTAGGACTATTCTCATCTGTTTCTTCCAAAGGCCAAAAGTAACTACATTTATCCTTGTCACGAGGAGAGGTCATGAAGTAACTCTGCCTCATGCTTGGTTTAGCCTGTGCTCGATAGCAATCATCAAATGCAGGACAGGAATAGTCGTTACACATTGAAATGTCAGGCATGATCTTTTTCCTCACTTGATATTCAACCAAAGTCCAATCTGAGCAAAGGCATAGCCCGTCCAGATCATCCCGTTAGAGATTTCTCCCTTGCTCCATTGTAGCACACCTACCACCAAGTAACCTACCCCGGTAGCTCCTACAATAAAGTGCTCAGTGCTAATCATTCTCTTCGTCTTTCAGAGTTTCTTCTTCGACAGGCTTACCAATAGGTTCTTCCTTTGGTTTATCCCTCTGGAAGATAGCATCCCATCGGTTTGCATAGTCCTCATTGCTCACTTGTTTAGGGCGGCTACCTGAGCCTTTACCGCCGTGCCATGCTGTCATGCTTCACTCTCCTTTAATCGCTTTGTAGCGTGTTTAACACACTCTCCACAAATGTGCTTACCATTAGCCCCTGCAATGAACTTTTGAGCAACACTCTTAGGTGTACCGCAGAAGGAACATTTAGGGTCAGGCTCCTTAAAAGGTATTACATTGTCTGTCATAGTGTTTCCTCCTCAACTTCAACCATACGTCCTGTATAGCCATTGTATTGTAACTTACTCATTGAATTCACTGTCGCGTTGTTTGCATTCTGATAAATCATAACCTTTATCCTTCCATTCTTTCCACTTTTCAGCCATCATTTGAAACTGTTCGAAAGTTGATGAGCTTTTCATAGAATTAGCCAACATTGAAATAATCCACACGTTACCTTTAACGTATCCTTTAGAAGAGTCAATGCGATCTAAGCTAAACGAAGTCGCCTTAGTTGATCCTCTCTTGTTTACCTCCATCTGAATACCCAATAAAGGACATACTTCAGGAATGATCAGATCATCTAATTCAATGTTGAACTCGTAACCGTGACTCTTAGAGCGAGAACGGGCAGCATTAAACAGTCTGTTCTTGAGCTTACGTCTGTAATACTCACGTCCTTTCTCTTTAATTTCTTCCCTGTTCTCTTCTCGATACTTCTGTACATTAGCTAATGTTTTTTCTTTGTTAGCGTGGTAATACTCTCTTGCTTTAGCTTTGATCTGTTCTTTGTGTTCTTGATAATATTCTGGTTTTGACATGATTTCTCCTTAAAACCTATATTATACCACAAAAACAGAGTTTTGTCAAGTCTATTTTTAGAGAACTTCTTCTAAAACCTCAGTCATTCGGCCTGTGTAAGCATTGTATTGCAGTTTGCAGGCTGGCCCAGTGTCCCCTGAAAAGCGATTCTTAGCCACTGCAATCTTGGTCAAGTGTCGCTCATCCTCGTTCTCAGCCATGCTGTTACGCTCCAACGTGATAACTGCATCACTCAACTGTGCGATAGCACCTGAGCCTCGCAACTGTGACAGAGACACACTACCGCCATCCTCGTGGCCTTGATTGCCCTGAGGACGCTTCAGATGACTAACACAGATCAAGGTAATGTTCAGTTCTTGTACCAGTGTCCGTAGCTTCGTCATCATGTTATCGATAGCTTTGCGTTCATCACCCAAATCCATACCAGAAACAACAATAGAAATGTGATCAAGAAAGACAACCTTGCAATCACACGCCTTAGCCATGTATCGTATGCGGTTAGATACGTTGTCCACGTCAGTACTGCCAAAGTGGTCAAAAAGGTAAATACGATTAGTACCAAGAGTGTTATCAAAGGCATCTTTAAGTTCCTGTTCAGTAGTGGGTGTATCAGGCAGATGCAATAGCTTGTTAGCATGCAATGACATGATACTACGGGCTGTCTTACGTGTTGACTCTTCCAAGAACAATCCACCGATATTCCAGCTAGTTGTCTTCAAGAGATTATACAGAATCTCCCTCAAGAACTGACTCTTACCTAAGCCACTGCCTGCGGTAACTGTAATCAACTCAGCAGGACGGATACCGTACAAGAGCTTATTAAGCCCTTTCCAAGGGTACTGAGCTTCTGCAATAGGCTCTGGCTTGGAGATTTCCTCCCAGAGATCAGCAGCGTTAACAATACCGTCAGGCACATAAGGACTAGCCCTCCACCAAGCGTTAACAAACTCCTTGGTAGCCCCTGCAATCAGGTACTCACAAGCATCCTTGTAGCCGTCCTTATACTGCATGATCTTGGCCTTGTTACCGAACAACTCAGCAACTTCCTTAGCAGCTTTCTTCCCCGGCTCATCGCCATCAAAGCAGATAACCACAGAGTCAAAGCTATTGATCCACTCATACTGAGCTTTACAGTCCTTCAGAGCAGCCTGAGCACCATTACGGATACTCACTGTAGGGTAGAGACTCCCTTGCATTTGGAAAGCAGCAAGAGCGTCAAGCTCTCCTTCTGTGATGGTGATAGCCTTTCCTCCGGCGTGAAAGAGAGACTGACCGAATAGAGTTGCTCCTGTGAAGTCTCCGGAGATGGAGAATGTCTTTGTAGAAACAGTGCGTTGTTTAACAGCCGTTCTAACTCCATCTCCGTCAGTGTAAGGATAATACTGCCTGTCTCCATCGGTTGTTACTCCATATTTCTCACACGTTGCCTGACTGATTCCTCGATCAGGGATTGATTTGAATGTACCTTTAATGTCCATTGTAGTCACGATCTTTCGTGCCATGTTGTGCCTAATTACATGCCTCTCTTCGGCTTCGTGTTCATGCTCTGTAGTGTTACAAGCAAAGCAGTGTGTGTGCCCATCGTCATAGAGACTGTTAGCGTCTGTGCTTCCACAGTGCTCACAGGCTATATGTTTGAGGAACTTGCTAGTCACTGTTCTTCTCCTTGAGTTTGGCTTCGGTCAGCTTGCAAACTTCATGCGCCACCTCGTCAGGCTGCATACAGAACCAAGCGTGGTTCTTATTGACGATGTTCATCCACTCAACATCCGTCAGCCCAACCCATTGCCGCTGTGCTGCGGGTAACGGCTCTTCAATGCTGTACTGTTTGCATTGCTTGCAATAGCCCGGTGCAGGTGCTGCCTTATAAAATTCCACAAAAGGAATTGGTTTAGCCATCAGCTTTTCACCATCCCACCAGACCTTTGACACCTGAGTTCCACCAGCAGGGTCTAACCCCGGCGGGTCAAGTCTGTAATTGCTGTTGTCTTTCGCCACAGGCTCCTGCACAGGTGCTGCAAGGGCTTGCTCAATCGCTTCGTACACCTCAACAGCTTCATCACCGTAGGTGTTTTGTTCAAACCAAGTCTTGGCCAGCTTCAATGCTTCGTCTTTCATGTGTTCTTCTCCTTTCGTGGCGCACAAACTGCATGACCTTTTCCAATTTGGGGCAAGATGCTTTCTCTCGCCTTGTAGCAATCTTCTTGGGTCTTGTATTCGTACTCGCGCTGCATGTGGCAAATAGCAAAAGACATCCCAAAACACACTGAAAGAATCCAAGTCATGTGTTCCCCCTTGCTCGGATGGCAGTGGCAACAGTGTATTGAGCTTCCTTTTCTGCCAACCTTGCACACGCCTCACGCTCTACGCTCCGCTCATCAGCACGAACAAGGGCTTCAAAGGCTTTGAGTTCTGCCTGAACTTCTTTGTGCGTAAACAAGCCAGCCTCACGGGCCATGTCTATCGTGTCTCTCTTAATAGTGCTCATCATATGCCCTTTGTTGTTCCGCTACATCATCCCATTGTTCCCTGATCTGGTCTTCAATGGACTGCCAAGTCTTGTCGTGAATCAAGTCATTCACAATAACCCAATCCTCAGGTTTAAAGTGTGTAGCTTTGCCTCTCTTAAAGCGCTTGTTATAGAACACTTCCCATGTCTCATAGTTGATCTCGCTGTCACCAATGACATCAAACTCAACGACACAAGTAGCGTTCTCAACATCAACAATTAAGCTAAAAGGATTATCTTTACTCATACACTCACTCCGTTCATCATTTCAACACCACCTTAATAAGTGTTAAGACACCAAGGAACAAAGAGACAATCATTCCTGTGCCTCCATACGTTTAAGCGCACATTCAATGTCAAACATGATCTGATCGTAACCATTAGCACGGATAAGACTAGCCACATCATCCATGACGGAATGATACCAGCATTCAGCTTGTAGGACATCATCCTCAACGTCCAGCATGTCAATAGACAATTCACTCATTTGAACACCTCATATATAGACTTTAAAGGACTATAGAGTTAAGACATACAATGTTTAAATTACTAAGTAACTGTTAGTAGGTTAACATCTATGAAATGTCTAGTCTCTATAGTAAATTATACCACTGGTTGTTCAACTGTCAATGGTCGTCATCGTTTAAGTTGTAACAATTTGTAACAGAGCCACTGACAACCTCAACATCCACTGCATCCTCAGCATCCTCGAATGGGTCTGTAGTCTCAACAAAGAAACTCTGTGATGTCTTTGTAGGCAGTCCCGGTATTTCCTTCAAACATCCATCACACAGGTCTAAAAACTCCCCTGTAATTCCATGTCTACGCACAGACTCATGGTCTTTCAAGTTCTTATCACAGATAATACAATGAATTTTAGGTTCCTCGCTTTCTTATTTCCAAATTTGATTGTTAACTACTCTTGATACTTGTTGTCTACTTTGATTGTATTTAACGTGTATCTCCGCTTGACTCATCCCATTTTTGTAATCATCTCTCATCTTTTCTACCATTTCCTTGTTCAACAAGTTGTGTTTAGGGTTTCTTGGGATGCCTCCACGTCCTTTTTTAACTTTATCCTCCATGTTTTGCTTCGCTGTTCCAGAGAACAAATGAGCAGGGTTTACACACGAAGGGTTGTCGCAGGTATGGCAGACCTGTAACCCCGGCTCTAATTGCTCTTTAAACGCTTCGTAGGCGTATCTATGGGCCTTATACATCCTCCATTTACCTCCAACCAAGCGCCGGAAATGTCCATAACCTCCTCGATACGTTGAGGCAGTCCATGTCCAACAATCCTTTTCTTCGTCTTGTCCCTTACTCACTTTTTCCAAAAATCTATCCATTTCATCGCGCATTGTGATCTCCTTTAAAAATGTCACACAGTATTATATCATATGACGCACACTTATGCAACACTTATTTTAGAGTTTGCTCTCTAATTCAATGCTTCCTCGAAGGTAACAGTAACTCAATTAGCCATCGAATCATAATAAGACCCTGTTAGCCATCCCAACATGACGACCAGTAAGACAACCCAATGATTAAGCTTAGGCATTTTCAACCTCCACTCTAACCATGTCTTCAATGTCAAGGATTAGTTGATAGTCCACAATGTCTTTCATGTCAGGCGATCCTGTATCGTCTTTGTACCCCTCAAGGAATAGATCAGTGCATCGAACGATCAAGGGCAAAGCCTCTATTGACTGCACCTCACAAAGGCCGTACCAGTCACAGCCCCTTAGTTTGTAACTGAATTGCTTAATCTTGGTCATTTCGTTTACTCCGTGCACAATGGTGCATCCTCATGGTTTGAAGGGTTGAATTTAGGGCGTTTGTGTCCTGTATCCAATGGGTTGGGGAAGGTAGGGAAGGGCCAAGACATCATTTAACCCTCACAACGACAAACAGATTTAGACATTCACCCCTGACCCACTTGTCAGGGACAATTTCCCCTGTGTCAGGGTCGCAATAGGGCTTTTCCGGGCCGTATTCGTTGCAATCGTACCAGTGTTGGCAAATGGCCCGTTCAGTGGCACTGAAGGCCACTATGCCGGAGGTTCTGAATTGGACTTCGTATCTACTCATGATAAGACCCCTACAAAGTGTTGACCGTTAAATCGTTCTAAGCGATCAGGCGTGACTGTATCATCAGTGCTTCGCTGTGCCTCTGACAATGCCTCGGTGTCAGTGCTTGCACCAATGTAAATGAAACCATAGCGGCCCCGGTAACGGTAGGTTATGAGGCCATTGGAGGCCATTGGAGTGTTGGACATGGTTTAGGCTCCAATGGTGAATTGATCGGAAGAATCAAGGAATACAAAGACATAGCCATCTTTCAATGAACCAGCCTGCATTGTGCCCGTCCATCCAAGCTTTTGTGCCAATTTATGCGCCGCTTGCCAGTGCGCTTCTGCACCTGACAAGGCGTGGTTATAAGACACCCAAGCCCTGTCGCCGTTGGTAGCTGTGGCTGTGATTCTAGGGCCGCTAGTGTTTGAATACTTAGTTGTAATTGCTTGCATGGTGTAAGTCTCGGTTGTACCAGTCACTCACTGGTGGGAGCTAGTGCTTTAACGTTGCACTGCAAAGGATTCTACACTGTGTGCAAAACCCTTCACGGTACAGGGTCATTTACTCCCAAACACTATTTGGGAAAGCCTCTAAAATCTTTGCCACGTCCTCTTTAGTCAGTCTCCCTCTAATAAAGGTCTCCCCTGCTTCGATAATTTTATCTCGAAGGTCTGGAAACTTTGCCACTATTTCAAAGAAACGAACACGCGAAATATAAAGCACCTGTAGAGTAGGATCGTATGCCATATTTTAGACTCCCAAGGCCAGCAACACGCCCCAGAAGGCGAAGACAGCGACACAGGCCACTGTGACAATGATTTCCTGAGCCTTTGAAACACTGGGCTTGGCTTCGGGTGTGTAGGTGTATTGATGTTTGCTCATGGTGATTTCCTTATGTATGCCTGCGTTATTGCTTAGCATGTGTCTATTGTATCACTGTTTCGCCATTGTCAACTACTTTCTTTGAGTTTAATTGTAACAGTTTGTAACAGGCATTCGGTATCCCCTTGATAGATAGACTGATAGATAGGCACTTGATAGGTGTACGTTATAGGTGTGCTTTGTAGGCACCTGCTCTGCCTTTCACACCTGCTTAAATATTAGGCACTATCCTCGAAAGTACTTTAACATGCAGTATAGTTCATGACTATGCAGTATAGTGCATGACCAGGCAGTCAGAGACTAGACAGTACAGTATAATTATGACTGACCAGTATCTTTTGTGACTGCTTAGTAGGGGGGAGGGGTGTGGCTTGTGAGTTTAATGTTGCAGGAGCCTCTAACGTTCACAAAAAGCTAAAAAGTGAATTAATTAGTTGGTTAACTCTGTTAACTAAGGACAGATTAGACCATACCACTTAAAGCGCTAAGTAGTTGATATACAAGAAAAAGTATAAGTACTAGACAAACCATAGTGTTCAGGCTATAAAGGCAAGGATAAGGACACCGGAGGGAGTGTTAGAGAAGCAATATATGTAAATATTTGTAACAAATTGAAGAAAAAGCTTGACAGAATGAACTTTCCGTGGTATAATATACATATAAGGTAATGATAGTTCTAATACGCTTGGTGGACGTAATAGGCTAGACAGGAATCTGGACAGTTGATACAACGAATGTATAAGTTAACTACTAACAGATACTTACAACAAGTACTTATAATATTTAACTTAGTAAGTTCTTAACTTATACGTTCCTTTAAAGTACTTTAAGTGTGTAGATGTTTTGTCTACCACTATGTGTTGTCTCCCTAAGAAAGGATAAAGACAAATGGAAAACAATGAACAAGAGGATGCACCTAAACGTAAGCTAGGTCGTCCCAAGAAGTCTGAGCTTAGAGAAATCAAAGAGAGCCGTAGCGTTGGTAGGCCAAAAGGTGAAGCAGCTATAATTAACGAATACAAGTTAAGGATGTTGAATTCACCAAAGAGTGCCAAGGTGCTTGAAGCCATATATGATGCAGCTCTTAATGATGAGCATAAGAACCAAGCTGCTGCGTGGAAGCTGATTGTGGATCGTATCGTGCCCGTGTCTGCCTTTGAGCAGTCTAAACAAGGTAACAGCAGTATGCCTACTATTTCAATCAATATCTCGTCTACAGGCACTCCAAAGATTGAGACCGCCGATGATATCCTCGATGTCGAACCGAAGGACTACTGATGAGTTACTATACATACGCCCATTTTACAAAAGATACTAATGAGCTGTTCTACATTGGTAAAGGAAGTTTTACTAAGCAGGGTGACTTTAAACGAGCTAATGCTTGCACAGGACGGAATGCGTACTGGAAAAATAAAGTAAATAAGCACAATGGCTTTAAAGTCGAAATCCTTGCAGTGTGGGAAACAGAACAAGAAGCGTTTCTCCATGAAGAGTTTTTGATCTCTGTAATGAAAGAAAAGCTTGTAAATCTTACTTTTGGTGGTGAAGGATGCGCTGGTCGAGTACAGAGCAAAGCTGAAAAAGACAAACGGGCTAATAGCAACAGAGGCAAGAAAAGAAGTCCTAAGTCTTTAGCTACTATGTCTAAAGCTCAGAAGAATAACAATGTAAGTTTGGATGTACTTCAAAAAGCCAGAGAAAAACAAAAGAAAAAAATCCTGTGTGTGGATACAGGTGTTGTCTATAACAGTCTTTCTGAAGCTGGTTGCTTATCTGGTGTATCCTTTCAAAACATAAGCAAAGCTTGTAAAGGAATCCGACAACAAGCTGGCGGATATAAATGGGAATTCATCAATGGCTGAACTTTCGTGGTCTCTCTTACCGTGGCAGATCGAATGCTGGCAAGACCCTAGTCGATTTAAAGTTATCGCGGCAGGACGTCGATGTGGAAAATCAAACCTAGCCATCAAGATGCTGCTTGCTAAGGCTTTGGAGGCTCCAGAAGGCTCTGCTGTACTTTATGTGGCTCCTACACTAGGCCAAGCTCGTCAGATCGCTTGGGATGCTCTTTTAGAGCAGGGGCGAGAGGTTATCAAAGCTGCTCACGTTAACCAAATGGACGTAACTTTGATTACAGGCCGTAAGATTCACATCCGATCCGGCGAAAACAAAGATGCTTTGCGTGGTTTGAAACTTCACTTTGCGGTTGTAGATGAAGCGGCCTTCGTTCCCGAAGAAGTCTTTACCAAGATTATTCGACCTGCTTTGGCTGACTTGAAAGGCGAAGCTGTTATCATTTCAACACCTGAAGGCAGGAATCACTTTTACGAGTGGTTCAAGCTAGGCAAAGAAGGAACTAACCCTGAATGGAAGTCTTGGCATTTAACTACCCGAGATAATCCCACAATTCCTCCTGAAGAGATTGAAGAAGCCCGCAAGACTCTTAGTTCTTTTGTCTTTAAACAAGAATTTGAGGCAAACTTTAACAACGCAGGTCAGGAAATCTTTAAGGAAGAATGGCTGAAGAAAGGTAAGGAGCCTCAGTACGGGTCTTACGTTATTGCCATCGACTTAGCTGGTTTTGAGGAAGTAGGCAAGAACCCCGGTGCTGTTAAGTCTCGACTTGATGAATCAGCTATTGCTATCGTAAAGATTGCGGATGAAGGTGAGTGGTGGGTCAAAGAGATTTTGCATGGTCGGTGGGATATTAAAGAGACAGCAGCTAAAATTTTAGTGGCTATCAAGGAATATCAACCTACCGCTGTAGGCATTGAAAGAGGAGCGTTAAAGAACGCTGTTCTTCCTTTTCTGAATGATTTGATGCGTAAAAATAACATCTATGCTCACATCACGGATTTAACCCACGGCAACAAACGCAAGCAAGATCGTATTGCTTGGGCCTTACAAGGGCGTTTCGAACATGGTCGCATTCATTTTAATGAAGATGAGAATTGGCAAGAAGCTTGGGATCAGATCAGTATGTTCCCTACAGCAGGCCTACATGATGACCTAGTAGATGCGCTCTCATATGT